CTGAAGGATAACGGTAATATTGAACTAAAAACAGATCAAGACTTCTATGGTAAGTTCAATGATGGTCTAATCGAGTGTAATAACCTGACAATTGAAGCCCAAGGTAACTTCACCGTTAACGCTGGTTCAAGCATCGCAATGACTTCAAAAAACACTGATATGAATTCAGCTCAAAGTACAAGTATCGAAGCTGGAGCTGATCTAACACTAACTGCTACAGCTTGGAATGTTAATGTCTCAGGAGCTACCAACGTAGCCTCGCCAACTACAAACTGGACTGGCGTATTTAACCTAGCAGGGACTCTTGCGATGTCTGGTGGGGCTGGTGGCGGTACAGCAACAATAAGCGCCCCACTAACTGTTACAAATGATATTACAATAACTGGTGGAGATATTACTGCTGACGGTGTTGGTCTTAAGTCTCACGTCCACAGTAACCCAGAGGGCGGTAACGTAGGCCCAGCAACAGGTTAAGGAAACATTATGGATATTCTAGTAGACGAAGATACACATGACGCTATCTTCATTAATGGAGCTACCCCTGTAACAGTAGGGGTTAACGACAGTTTAAAGCAGAGATTGAAAATAAAATTACTTACCTTTCAGGGTGAGTGGTTTCTCGGTACTGGCTATGGAACTCCATATTTTCAGCAAATATTTGGTAAGGGCAGGTCTAGGGGTTCCATTGATTTGATATTCAGGCAAATCATCGAAGAAGATCAAGACGTTGTGAACATTACAAGGTTCGACTCAGAAATCTCTGCAGATAGAACCTACACATTATCTTTTTCGGTTAAAAGCAGAACTGGAGAGACTTTAGAAATACAAAATTTAGAGGTTGGAATATAACATGGCGGGATTAACAAATCAAGGTTTAGAAGTAAAACGTCTCCCACAAGTTAGGGAAGATCTAAGGAAAGAGTCTGTTGGTGTATTTAACGACCTAGTCACAGAGGGTGAGATTCTAGATACAAGTAGCGCCTCAACACTCGGACGCCTTATTGGTCTGATTAGTCCAGCAGAGGTTGATCTATGGGAAGCTGTTCAACAAATTTACTCTGCATTCGATCCTAACTCTGCTGAAGGTATTGCACTAGATAATCTAGTAGCCTTCTCTGGTATTGTACGTAAAGGTGCTACTAGATCCACTGCAAGGGTTCTGTTTAGGGGTGATTTTAATGTGTCAATCCCTGCAGGTAGTTTGGTAAGCTCTAGTTACACTAACAACAGATTCACCGTACCTAGTAATGTTAGGTTAGATAGCACAGGAGCTGTAAGTATTGTAGCGCAAGTGCAGACTGTAACAAACTCTGCACAGTACACATTAAACTACAACAACGGTACAAATTCCGTAGCATTGACGTATACATCATCTTCTTCTGCAACTGAGTTGGAAATACTGAATGGCTTGGCTGGAGTTATTAACCTAAACTATGGTTCTATTCTAACAGCTACAGTGATTGGTAGTACACTTGAAGTATCCTCTGATGATCTTGTTACTCAAAATAACTATGGATTATCTGGTAACCTGTTCTTTACAAAGGTAGTCAAAGGACTGACAGTACAGGCAATAGAGGTTGGTGTAATTGAGCAAGCTACTGAGACTATTGATACAATCACTACTCCGGTGTTTGGTTGGGACTCTATTTATCAGTTTGAACCTGCGATTACAGGCTCTTTAAGGGAAAGCGATAGTAAACTCAGACAAAGATTTAACGACACTAAATACACAATCGGATCTAACATTCTCGACGCATTGTATTCCGATCTTATTACATTGGATGGCGTAGAGAACGTTACTATCTATGAGAACGTATCTGCAGAAGTAGATGCTAAAGGAATTCCCCCTCACTCATTCATGGTTCTCATTCGTGGAGGCCTCGAACAGGAGATTTCTGAAGTGATTTGGAGAAACAGACCTGCAGGTATTGCTACCTACGGGAATAGTGTGTTCTTAATCACAGATATCTTTGGTAACCAAAAAGAAGTCTATTTCCAAAGACCATCTTTCGCAGATATCTATATCTCGCTAGACCTTACAGTAAACCCAGACTTCCCGCCAGATGGTGTTGAGCAAGTTCGTTCTGCTCTATTCGACTACATTAGAAGTAGTGCTGTAGTTGGGGAGCCTGTAGTTTATTCTAGATTGTATACACCATTGAACTCGATACCGGGGCATCAGGTAGATTCTCTTACAATAGGCCTTACACCAAACCCAACTGGAACTTCAAATATTTCTGTTGATTTTGACCAGATGCATAAACTCGAAATAGGAAACATTGAGGTAAGTACAGCATGATAGAGCCAACTCCTATAGTAACCTACGTTGGAGAGACTAACCCCTTCGACGTAGTAGATTACTATCCTGAGGCTCAAGAAAGGTCTACCACTCAATTTCAAAACAGAGATATCTTTAGTAGGTATCTCCGTTTAATGTTATCTGGAAAGATCGAGCTTCAGGGTGTCTTGAAAGATTTAATGCAGAATAGAAGCCTCCAGACAGCTACTGGAGCCCAACTAGATATTATTGGTAACATTGTTGGGCAACCTAGACAGTTATTCGACAGTGTTATTATTAGATACTTCGGGTTTCGCGGAGCTACAGGTGCCTCTCCTTATAAAACTATTACAGATACTGAAAGGACTTATGGCCCTTGGAAAGGATCTAGAGATACACTACTCGGTGTTCGTGAACTGACAGATGCAGAGTATCGTCGTATAATCCTACTGAAGATTATTAAAAACACTTCTGACGCTAACATTACAGCGTTTAACGATGGGGTTAAGATTCTTTTCGGTATTGAGAACGTAGACTATCAGGAAGCGACACCTCTGGAATACACAGAAGGTGCTGCTGCTCTCACAATAAGCATTGGTCGTAACTACAATGACCCTGAGAAAGCTGCTTTCCCCGGTCTGGATGAAATTGCTCTAGCTGAGAGGTTCTTAAATAGGCCTATCGCTGTTGGTATTTTATTCCAGAATCCCATCACATTAAAAGCAAACTTTCTTACACAAACTTATGAGGAGTTTGTATTTGGTGGTGATGCCTTATCTGTAGTTCCATTCACAGATATGTTTAACTTCACAAGACCTTATACAGCAGATTATTACAATGCTTCAGGGAATCTCGTAACAGCTCCGATAGATCAACCTAGATTTGATCACGATCCTATCACTAACGATCCCCTAGGTCTCTTAATTGAAGGCCCAGACGAGATCCTAAGACATACATGGGGTCTTGAGGTAAACGACACTCAAGGGACTATCAGGCTTGCTCTAGAGCATTTTAATACGAACGCTAAAGAAGCTGCAATGATTGTTGAGGGTGTGGACTTCAAGCTTGTACTCTTCCGTGAGAATACTTACTGGAAGCTTCGTGTTGAATACGAAGGAACTGAAAGCTATGAAATGATAATTCCACAAGAACTGTCAGATAATATTATCACATCAATCTCATATACACCTAAAAGTATATTCTTTGAAATTGGAGATGAGAGTCGTTATACAACAATTGCTGTTGACTTTAATGATACAAACGTTCGTGGATTTGATTTAAGATTTGGTGGTAGCTTTACAACTAATGTTGGGGATACTTACAACCACTTCAATGGAATACTAAAAGAGTTAATTTACCTGAGACCTTACGTTGGCACAAATGAAAATGCTGTTGTTAGAGGTATGCAGATAAATACAGAAGATTACGATAAAATACTCGCAGAGAATAATGCGATATTTACTACCTAATGAGGTTATAATAAAATGGCAGATTTTGAAGTAAGAATTAGTGATTTACCGGGAGCTAACCCGCTATCTGGTAATGAGCTTGTACCTATGGTTCAGGATGGTGTTACAAAAACTAGATCGGCAAGTGATATCGTTCTTGATGGTGGACTTCAGAATCACATAGATGCTGTTGATCCTCACCCTCAGTATGCTATCCGAGTCAAGAACAACCTAAACTCAACAGTAGATCCAACATCAACTGACGACATTACAGAAGGTTACGAACCAACTTCTCGTTGGGTGAATACAACTACAGGTGAATTCTTCATTTGTGTGGTGAACACTGCAGGTTCTGCTAGTTGGCAGCAAATGACTTTAACAGTGGATGAGTTAGGCAGTGCAGCTCTTGCAGATGTTGGTCTGACAGCTACAGAAATTCCTAC